TAACCCTATTATTTTTCCAACAATAAACACAACCGGACCAATTGCAGCCGCAATACCTAAAAACTTTACTATTGTTTTCTGCTGAGCTGGGTCCATCTCGTTAAAAGCTACTATAATATCTTTTACTTTTTGAACAAAACTTCTAAGCGGACCATTTACCATATCTGATATAATTGTCTTTGTTGTACCAAAAGCTGATTTTAATAAAATCCAATCACCTTGTAAATTATCAAGCATTATACCAGCCTGACCTGCAGATGCACCTAATATCTCAAAACTAGAATCATTATATACAGCATCGCCGAACGTATTTAAAGCATCCTGCATTGTATATATCTTACCATTATACCTAACATATGCTTCACTGGCATTATCAACAGAATATGCAAGCTGTTCAAAATCACCCTCTGACGCATTAATCATAGCCATTATACCTGGTAACGCTCTTACACCAAAAACATTAGCAATTGTATTTAATTTCTCAAAATCATTTGTCGGTAAACTGTGTCCATACTCTTCTAATATCTGTTCTCCATCTTTAAGATTACCCTCTGTATCATAAAGTGCAACATCCAAATCACCGAATGTATCCCTTAAATCATATATTATATCTCTTAAATTTCTTGTATTACCTTCGGCATCAAATAATGATACACCATACTTATCCATCAACTCTGCACTAGCATCAGTTGGTTTTGTCAACTGTACAAGAGCCTGCCTCAAACCGGTACCTGCTTGGGTACCCTTAACACCTGCAGATGCCATAAGACCAAGAGCCAGTGTTACATCCTGAACAGAATATCCATAAGAACCAGCCACTGGAGCAACATATTTAAAACTCTGACCTAATAAATCAACATTTGTATTTGAATTTGCAGATGCAGCGGCCAACGTATCTGCAAACATTGTTGAATCCTTAGCACTTAGACCGAACGCAGTCAAACCATCTGTAACAATATCTGAAACCTGACCAAGTTCTACACCAGAGGCCGCGGCCAAATCAAGAACACCCCTTAAACCTTCTATCTCTTCCTGAGCATTCCAACCTGCAAGGCCCATATAATATAAGGCTTGTGCAGACTCTTCTGATGTAAACTTTGTATCGTTACCCATCTTTATAGCGGCTGCTCTAACAGCATTAAATGCTGTCTCCGAATCTGTTGCACCCTGTTCATATGAAACACCTAGTTTACTTGCGGCATTTGCTACAGCATTCAAATCTACCTCTGTAGAATTTGTTATAGCTTTAACTTTTGACATTGCAGAATCAAACTTAGCACCTGCTCTTATAGATTCTGCACCGGCGGCCATAATTGGAACGGTGACAGCAGCCGTCATTGTTCTACCTACAGTAGCCATACCGGCACTGACCTTATTTAACACACCGGTTGCTCTTCCAACCTTTGTACCAAGAGAATTAACCTCTGCAGCAGCAGCATCTATGCCTCTTGCAAACCCAGTTATATCTAATTCAAGAAACCCAACTGCAGTACCTAAATTTACAGCCACTATATCACCTCCTTCCAATTTATTTAATCTGGATTTGTTTTTACATAACTATTATTTTTATATCCTAATGCATCATACATTTGTGATGCTGTTTTATAATGTGGTTTCTCTATATATTCTGATTCTATCTTAAATATTGGCTTCTCGCCATCCTTTATTTTACCTTCTATATATAGACATGCTTCATCAAAACAAAAGGCAGTATACTCATCGTCTATTGCCATTACTTCACTTGGTCTACAACTATACTGTTTAGCTATACCTATGACATTTATTATTTGTTCACTCTGGAAAAAACCTCTCTAAGGCTTTTACTCCTTCCTGTGTATAAGAAAATATAGCCATAAGCTGTTCATCGGTAAGCACAATACCATTTTCTCTAAGTTCATCCATAGACGGTTTAACGAGGGCAGCCTCACATACAATCATAACAACATCATACACATCTTTTATTACAGTGTTGTTTACACCGACCATAGCCCCGGCACCTTTTGCAAATAAATCTGTAGCCTGCGTCATAAGTGAATTTGGTACTTTACCACTAGCAGCTAATGACATAAGCGAGGGTCGTTTAATCTGTGCATACCACGGTACATCTGGAACAAATCCCGGTAATTTAATAACAACACCATCCTTATATTTAACAAGTTCTTCAATTGGTGTAACATGCATAGCCTCACGAGTTACATTTACAATACTTTGAGCAACTGGACGACCTTTGAAACTTGCTGCATCTACTGCATTCTGCTGAAACATCTGATTATATACATTACTATCATATCTATCTTCGTACATAACTATGAGTTCTCCTTATTTTATCATTTTAATTTATTATAAAACCAATTTAACCCCGGCATTAACCGGGGTTATAATAAAATATAAACTACAATTAGCCATTTGTTGCCGGACCTGACATATTCGTTGTGCCGGTTAATACAGGAAGTGCAGCAACATAAGCAATAATATATGGGGCCTCGCCTGTATCTGGAGCAGAATTAATTGTATACTGCGGAGCCCTAAACGTACCATCCTCTGAATTAAATGCTACAGGTACACCCTGACAATTTGGATATGTCGTCTTCTCATAACCTGTAATAATTCCGGCAGCATTATAAATGGCACTATAAGCATTAAGCTTAAATATCTCACCTTTATCATCTGAACCAACAAGCGGCGGCGTATATCCTGCTACACCAAAATCTGTCGGGTCCTCTGAGGACTGAGTCTTCTCTGCAGACGTCCAATAAAGAACAGTACCACCCTGTAAAACCTTAACCAATTCTGGATTAAAAACATTATCATGAAGTGTAATTTCATGCCCAGTAATTGTTGTCTGCTTTGGTTTCTGAGCTTTAAGCTTGCCCTTAATAATTAACTTTACAGCATCCTCTTCCTCTGTCTGCGGAGACACTTCAATCTGATTTGCTGTATCAAAACCAAACTCCTCTGTTGTTGTGGAACCATTTACTGTAACCTCTCTTTCTATGGTTACAAGATTTACATCAATTGTTGGAATTTCATTTCTTGACCTTTGAACTGACATATTATTCTCCCGTTGTTATATATAACTTCTTATAATTCTCATATTCTATTGCTACATAATGGGCCTTTACTGTATCATCATAAAAAGATGGCATATCTTGACCATAATATTGTATCATTGGATATAAATCGTACATTACCCTTTTAACTCTTTGTACCATTGGTTCTAGTTTTGAATAACTATCTTTAGGTACATAGCACTGAATTGAATACATATCCCTATTAGAACTAAATGATACATGTCTATATCCACCATCATTTTTAACTACAATATATGGTTCTGTACATTCGCCCACTTTTTGTGCAGGCCAATAAACAGAAAAACCATTATTTTTAAGATGCATATAAATATCTTGTGCTCTCGATTCGAGAGGAACAAAAGTATTTGTATCTATTGGCATACACACACCTCTTCTACATCAAATAACCAATATATCCCTGTAAATCCCTAACCAAATCTGGGCCTTTAACACGTATTGTTGGTTCTATTATTGCATACCTTTTACCGTAATAATATTCAAGATATACACCATAATATACACTATGTGATAATTCCATAGTTGTTACGAAACCCTTCTTTGATTGTGATACTTTTGCTTTTAATCCTCTCCTTGCGTTTCCAGTCCTATCTCTCCACGGTGCATGCGATTTCATATAATCTTCAAACTCACCTGTCTTACTATTACAGTACGCAAGAACTGCAGGGGCATATTGTATTTGCGACCTTTTTAATCTTGTTTTAATTTGATTATCGTTTTTGAACACCACTCGAACTTCCATAATCTACCTCCTCAAAAGATAAATCGGTAGCTATGTTCCATTCCATAACATCCTTCAATCCAGTTAACTTTGCCATATGACCATTAAAATTTACAAAATCACCAACATTCAATACATAATGCCTCATACCATTTTCATCTGGTGCACCTAGCACATCTTCTGTAAGACAGAATATTTGCGGCATTTTCTCTGTTCTATAAACACCATTTTCTTCACCTGTTGGTATTATATATGTGTCAAACATATGTGCAGTATGTTCATGATATATACCGGTTATTGTTAAAATTTCACTATACTCATCTACTGGTTCACCAAACTCATTTTTTTCTTTTCTATAAAATGTAAACTCTCTACCGGACCTCTTTAATTCTCTTTTTATTTTATAAAGTTCAAACCTATTAATTATTGACATGAATATCAGCCTCCAGTAAGAACACCGGTATTAAACTTTTTAAATCTCGAAGCAAGCCTTAGAAAATATGCTGATGTATCTTGCGTACTTAGACCAGAAATTGTAATCGAAGAGTCTTCTGATTTTATTATTAATAATTCATATATAGTAGCATTAACATCTCCATTATTTTTGTTATAATAATAATAAATTTCATCCGTTGTAAAATACGGAGCTTGCTCCTCTCTAATCTCTATCATTATAGAATCTATACTTTTTGTAATGGGGTCCACAGCGTCAGTATTGCCACTAATATGATTCATAAATTAACCCTCTGAATTATTATTTCTATCTTCCTCATTAAGATAGCTTTTTACTCTATCTTTAGCATCATTAAACGTTTTTGCACCGCTAAGATTAATACCCTTAATAGATGCAAATCTCTTAACCTCTTCTTTTGTCCATCTTGAAATAGGTTTCTCTAATAAATTATTTACATAAACATCATCATCTGATACATGTACATCCGGCTCTTCTTCAATATTATCAATTGTTGTTTCAGCATGCATATGTTCATTTACAGGCCTAAATCCATTTCTCATATAAACATCGGCAGCACCAGATGATACAATAATAGTGTCTATACCATTTGTAAGTTTTACCATTTTATTTAATACCTCCAGCAATACAAACGCAGGCTGGTAAAAACCAGCCTACATAATAATCAAGCAGTTGTGTCAAGAATATAAATCTTATCGGCCTCTTCAAATGACGGCAGGCAAATCATTGACACAATAGTCTCAACCTGAACAGGGTCAATCTTCTTTGCTGTAACAACAGCTACACCTGTATCTGTAATTGATACGTTGGCAGCGGCACCAGACATCAAATCTGATTCTGCCGGTGTTGTACCAAACCATGTTTTACCAAGTGCCCCTTCCGGGAACAGTACAAATGTATCCTGCGGCATAAACTGTGTTGCTGTATTGCTTTCATCTTTATACTTCTTTGCGTTTACATAAATAACAAGACCATCACACATGTCGGAAATATACTCTTTAAGCATACTATCTGTAATGTGGCCTACCCTATCTCTTCTTGCATAAATATCATTTGCAATGCCTTCATTGGCTCTAAGATGACGCCACGTTGTATTATCACACATTGCTCTCTTCGGCTTAACACCTGTTTCATCAAAAATCAATTCCATGCCATCATTAATATCTTTAATGGGGTCTGAATTAGCATGGTTTGACCAAGATGTCTGTACTGTGACCTTATGTGTATTAGGAATACCATAATCATATGTAAACGCCTGGCCGTTATTTGCCATAGAGATAACACCTGTAGTAAGTGCCATCATTCTCATCCTCTCACGAGAAACTCTTGCACTTCTAAGCAGCTGAACTTCATCATCGAAAATTCTTGTCATAACAGAATCAATATATGCCTGATTTCCAGTTTCAAGCACAATATTAAGTTCCTGTCTAAGTTCTTCATCAATGTACATTGATTCTTTAAAATACGGCATTTCCGCACTAAGCTTTTCAAAGCCAATTCTTCCTCTCGGAATAGCTGCAGCATCAAAAGCACTTGTCTTTAATACAATCGGAAGACCCTTTGCACCCTTAAGCCATTTCAGGTCGAGGCCTCTTTTCTTATCAACCGGGAAAAGCTCTTCGCAAGGATACGGAGCTTCATGCTGCGATAGTTCTGTCCAATATGCAACAATCTGGGCACTATCGAGTAAATCGAAAATAGTCATTTAAAAATCCTCCTTATTAATTAGCATTTATATCATACTTTAAGGAATGTAACCATTCCAGAATCTGTAACCGCATTAATCTTTGTAAGCACATCTGATTCAACTCTGTTCTTATTTACAAAGCCCCAAATAAGAGCCGTACCATTAGCAGCACCATCTGTAACATCAACATTATGAAGAAGCACAGCATTTGCGGTTGTTGTTGCACCTGATGTTGTTGCAGCTGTAACAGCTGTATTAATATCATCAAGGTCAATATTAATTGGTGTACCTGCCTTGGCAATCTTTCTTGTAACACCATTAGATGTTACATTGACACCAATTGACTGCGGAACAATACATCCTACTGAATACTGAAATTCTACATTTGCAAGAATCTGCACCGGAGCACCATAAGTACTCTTTTTAACTGTGTCTCTATTAAACATATATACCTCCAAATATTATACAAATTATGACCAGAAACTACTTTTATTCTGGCTACCTGCTCTTCCCTGAGCCAATCTTTTACCGAGGCCACTTATAACCTCATCTTTCTTACCTTTACTACCTTTATTGTCGCCCTTAATTGATGTACCAGTACCTTTTTCTCCAACACTACCTTTACCACCTTTATCTGAATCATCAGATTTAGTAAAGAATGATGGATATTTTGTTTTAATTTCATTAATTGCAGCCTTTACATCTACACCTTCATTATTCGCAACTTTTGACATAGCAAGCGTAATAATATCATCTACATATTCTGAATTAGCACCAATAAGAAGTGCCTCCGCTTTTGCTTCTGCAATCCTTGCTCTATGCTCAGATTTTGCAATTTCTGCAGCAGCCTTAGCTTTTTCTTCTTCTCCCTTCTGTTCTTCAGTCTTCTGACTCTCAATAAAGGCTTTAAACATCGACACAACTTTTGTATCATCTGGCGACAGGCCTAACTCTTTAAACACCGAATCTCTTGCACTCTGTTTCTCTGCGGCCTTAATTGATTCTACCTGGGCCTGTGTAAAAGTCTTGTCTTTTACATCACTACCACTATTTTCATTATTGCTTGAACCAGTGCCATTACTTGTCTGCGTGCCTTTTTCATCTACTCCACTTGTGTTTTTATCTTCTTCCATTATTATACTTCTCCTTATTTATTTTTATTTAACAATAGTAAACTCATCAATTATAAACTTATTACCATCTGGGCCAATCAATACTTTACCTATAACTTTTAATATCAACTCTGACCGTAATTCATTTAACTTTTTATTTAACTTTTTATATTTATGTTGCTGCTGTGGCGGTATCTCCTTTCCATTTATAGATTTTTTTAGAATAGAAGACATGACAGATAGACAATTATTTTT